ACTAAGTGCCATTGAAGTGTGTTGTTTGATCCGCCTAAGACATTGACGCGCCAAGTGTGGGGCCAACTCTCTCCGGCTAAAACATCGTTGACATGGCTCATCACGTTGTATTGGAAAAACTCATCGATCACGATGCTGTAGCCAAACATCGCTGCCAGGTCGATAAAGAACTGCTTGTTTTGTGCTCCGACTGTTGTCATCTTCCAAAGCAAAAGCCTTCGCAGGGTCGGCATGTCGGTAGCGCCCCAAAGTTTGAGACATTCATCCGGCAATCCCCATTCAACCAACCAATCCGGAAATGTCTCGATGGCAAAACGAGGATCTGCCTCTTTAATCAGAGCGTTTGCCCGAGAATCAATCCTGGCCAACTCTGTGCCCCAAACTTCAAACATCATGGCGTACAGACTGGTTGAATCGCCTCTCGGCCACGCGGGGCCGGGAGGAAGGAGCTCTTTGAGCATCCCCACATATTCATGAGCGGTTACTGCCATGTGATTTCTCCTAGCGACAACAACTCGTTATTGCTGTCCGGTATCGGATCGGACGTAGGCTGAACAACCGTATGATCTTCTTCTCCTAATGCAGCACTGATTGCCGCCCGAATATGAGAAAGATAAATTCGCTGTCCCGGAGCGCCCTCACGAGCAAACAGATCTCGAAGTTCCTGCTGAACTGCCGCTCTAACTTCGGCGTCATCCGGAAGAAGTCCGGATATTTTGATGTTGACCGGTTTAATCTCAGGCGCGTAAACATAAAGGTGAGCTGTCACAGGTCTTAGCCCGTCAATGTGAGCAAAGACCTTATCCAACATTGCTTTGTCCGGAACAATGTTTTCATACCCATCACAGACAAAACGGACCGTGACCGTCCCTTCCCCTTTTTCCTGAGGAAAGCACCAGGCTCTGGTGACGCCAGGAACCTCGAGCGCCCATTGAACGTAGTCCGAAGAGGTTCCTCCGCACGGAGTCTCGCGAACTCTGCTTAAGAGACGCGCCCGAAGGCTGTCATCACTTTCAGCTTCCGAGCCGCCCCCGAGCTTAAGAATTTCGACTTCACTGAAAACGCCAATAATCGGAGAAACCAGTGTCAGAACATCACCGTCCTGCTGATTTCCAATAACACCGTCATTTAATGCTTCCACGGCGGCTTTTCCGTCTGAGGCAACCGCCCCGGTAGTTTGGTACTGGACACCGTCATCGGACTGAAGGATCGTGCCGACAGGGACGTTTACCAAATCAGCGGAAAAAGTAAACGTAACTGTCCCGGACGCTCTCGTTGCCTTCTTTCTCAGCAATCCGTAGATCGATGCCCACCGATCCAGATACTCACTTTCTGCAGTATCGAAAAACTGCTGTCTATTCAGATAACTGATGTATCCGTATAACGAATGGGCTGCGCCGGCTAAAACGCGATCAAATACTTTGGCGTTTGATCGTCTTAACTGAGGAACCGAAAGCCGGCTCTGCGTTTCGCCGTCCAATCGTTCAATAATTTCCTTCAGCGTCGGTCTTTCAAAACTCATAATTCGCTCCAAACATCCGCGAAACGAGCTGTTAAGCTCTTCCCGTCAGGACGAACAATTTCAATCTGAAGATTTAGGCGCTCAAAACTATCGAGCTCAGCGGCTGCTTTAATTTCCGCTGCAATGTTGTCATCAAGCATCCACTGCAGGGCCTCCAATGCGTACTCTTCTGCTAAGGCAATATCTTCAGAAGTACGGCTGGAGCGCATCAGCAGCCACAGCCGGGAGCCGAACTTATCTCCTTCATCGGAGAAAGAATCCGCCCACCAACCCATCTTGGATTCACCCGGTTTTTCGTCATCTTCTTCTGCTCGCGCCCATGAAAAAAGGCTGTTCACCACAGCCCTTGCTAAGTCATCCCTTGCGAAATCGGTCAGGGTCGCCTCAGCACCATTTAGATAAAACTGCATCGATCTCTACCAATTAAAAATTTCGCTGCGATTACATCTTTTGATCCGGAGAAGAACCACCATTGTGCGTGTGGCTGTTGTAAGTTGCTCGCATCCCGGACATTGAGAAAGAACCTCCTTTGTCTTTGACCTCGCCTCCGGCCACGATGTTTCCGCTTACTTCCAAATTGCCGGTACATTTTGTGAGCGGCGCGTCCACAAGGACAGACGCCGTTGTTTTAACCGTCACCGGGCTATTTACTCCTTCAACTTTTATCCCGTCCCTGGAGAGAAAAACTTTTCGACCTAAGTCATCAAAGACGACTACCTCTCCGTCTTTTAGGTTGACAGGTCGATATCGTCTATCAGTGACCAACACCGCAATCGTATGGTCGCGATCCCCGCCCAAGGACACGGCCAAGGCTTCAGCATCCTGCAGCGGCTCGGATGTAAATCCATAGGGCTCAAAATGCTCAACGGGCTGCCGAACGTCGCCATCCAGAAGCTCGATCTGAAGCGTTCGGAGCTTACGAGCTCCATTCTTAGCGCCGACAACGGCTCTATTGATGAGCGCAGTAACCAAATTCATAGTTTTTAGACAAAAATAAACCCGCCATAGCGACGGGTGGTTTCTAAAGATTTTTTTATTTACTTGCGGCGCGGACGTCCGGCCAGAATGTCCTCAATAGCCTGAGCTGAAGAAATATTCTCGGTAAACATTCTGTGATCGACTTCCCTTTGAAGGGCTTCTTCAAATTCGGCCTGACGCTGTTTTTTCTGAACGCCCGGAGAAGCGGGCGGAGTTGTAATGACCGTCATCGGATCACGATAGCCGTCAATCCAAACACAGTTGGCAGCGTCTCCATTTGGGAGGCGGTCACACTTCAGTCCGGCCATTACCGGTGAAGATAGGAAGAAACTCAAAGCGATTGTTAAGAAGCAGATTTTGTTCATGGAATTCTCCCGCTGTCTTTCTTTATTTCTTCGTCTTCAATTTTAATCTTCTTCGCATCCGGCTCTCTCATTAGTGTGTAACAAAACGGCTTTTTCAACTTAAGAGAACACGTCGTTCCGGAACGGCTCAAAGAATAAGAAACTTCCGAAGTTACCCATGAAGTATTGGAGTTAATGTTCAGCAAATCGTCCGAAACTTTTACTAAGCAATTTACCTTCCAGAGATTTCCGCTGCTTTGCCTCCAGCCGTGAACAGTGTAAGAAAGGAACTCAGATTCTCCGCTGCTGACACTTTGTAAGACACCAACTCGTTTTTTCAGAATTTCTGAGGAAGCGTTTCCACTCTCCAACTGAACCAAACAACGGCGGCGTGTCGCGCTTGAATCCGTCGCCTCAGCCTTTAACTGGTTAGAAGAAACGGGAAGTTCGCTCAGTACGTTAGCCGCTTGCCCCAGCGTCACATACTCACTGTAAAGTTTTGAGTAATCTGCGGAATGTGAACCTTCGAGAACGTTAACACCCAACTGAATTGCGTCTTCGCAAGCACCTCCGGAGCCTGCTTCCGCAATTACCAAATCTCCATATTCGTTGTCAGTAAGCAGCAGCCCGTTTTTGCGAAGGTAGTTCTGAATGGCACTTCCGAGCTTCTCGGTTCTCGTAAACTCCAGGTTTCTGCGATCCACCGCACCCACTTGGTCCACAACCTTAATGTCATAAGCCCGACAAACCGACTGCAAGTTCTGAAGATTCGTTTGATTTTTATACGAAACCGGATACTCCATCGGCATGCAGCAGTCCTGCAGATCAACCGTTTTACTGGCGCCTGAAATCCTGATAGAAGATCCGGAAGCATTGTACGAAACCTCGCGCTTCGTTATGTACCCTGTGAGCACGCGATCTTCACCGATAAAAACCTGAACGCTGTCTCCGGGCTTCACTCCCAGCGTCAAATCCTCTTTATCGCGGGTGGCCGAAACCGTGAAAGTTCTCGCCAGCGTCTGCAGCGCGCAGGTAATGCTGACATCCAGCCAGTTTTCGTACTTTCGACCGTTAACGTAAAGCGTTACCGTATTATTTGATTTGGAATTAACTTGCATAGGTTAAATATGACTAATCCTCCGGAAATCCCAAAGGACATCATCGAGAGCTACAAAAAGCTATCCGAAGCGAAACAAAAACGCCTGGAATTCATGGCTGCTTATCCGGAATACCTTCTGGATAAGAACCGGGAAGACCTGCTTAACGGAATCGACCTTATCCGGAAAGACTTTCAAGAGAACACCCGCCAAATCGCCGAAGAACTCAGTAAGTCATCCTCCAGAACTGCGTGGAGAATCGCCATCTTCAGCTTATTCGGAGGTTTTCTTTTAGGCCTTGTCAGTGCCCTAGTTGTTCCATGGGTATTCCGAATAACCAACATAGAAACGGGCGTATCAGCAAATACCACCAAAATAGTGTCGCCGGAGCCCCTATCAGCAGAAAAAGCACAAACGCCGAGATCTGAATGACGATCCAGTTATTCCAATTGATCTTCATCGCTGCCTCATTCATTCAAAAGTTTCAATTCAACCGCCGGGACAAAGCCGGAATGCCGGATCTTGTTTCTTCCGACGATTTCAGCTTCTCTGGATGCATCGCCGTAATAGTCATAAGCCAGCACCAAGGCCGGCTGTACTGAAGACGGCTTAAAGCTAACCAGACGCGCCTGATTTTCTGCTCTTTGCGTAATTGCTTCATAGACAGCAGATCGAGACTCGCACAACGCTTCATAAATCGGATCCGAAGAGATCTTTAGGGATTCTTCATCAATCGCCTCCAGAATCTCGTTCCTAACAGCGATTAGGTCATCATAGGGAGCTGTCTGCACCGGTGTTGAAGCATCCAGCCTATCGTTGCTTGTCCCGATTTCAGACGCTGCAACAACCATGTTGGCCACAGACAGTCCCCTGATCATGGCTTGGCCTGCAGCATTGGCTTTTTCGATCCGTTCGGAAGTCGTCCTGGATGCAACGGCCTGGGGCTTCGCGCTGTTTAGCTCAGAGCTCTGAGTTAAGGAACGGAAGCGGTGAGAGACATCGGTCCATGCGTGGACGGTAGACGCAAATCCCTGCAGTCCGTAAGTGTCCAAAACTCGATTAAACAGAGCATCAGCCCCGCCTTCAGCTAATGTGATGACATCATGCGAGAGTGTTGCGAGTTCATCGGCCAGGTCAAAAGCGTCGCAAACCGATTGAACGGTTTCGCTGTTGAGAATCCCCTGCAGATCCAAACCTACGGCTTCTTTCACAAAATCCTGCGCTCCGGACAGATCAAAGGTTCTCACAAACTCATCGAACTCAGCATTTACAAGCAGCTGAGCTGCAGAAAGACACTTTGCTCCGACATCCAAAAGGGCATTCGGATACTGCAGCTTTCCGCTCTCGACAAAAGTCAGAGAAACGAAAGCCACACGGTTCGATTCAAAAACCGGAGCAGAAAGATCCGTCGGCGTAACTTCCATCGATCCGAGCCACGGGTGGATCAGACGTCCGCTGCCGGGCTTTTCACAAGCAGCAATCAACCGCTTCATCCGGGCAATGTAGTCGTATCCGACGACAAAAGCCGTAATTCGGATCGTGCGCTTAGAGCGCCCCATATCTTCCGTAAAAGGATCGTCCCTCTGAGGATACTCAAAGGTCTGAGTACGTCTTCCAATCGAGAGGTTAGAGGAGGTCACCTCAAAGGGAACTCCGCGGAACGACGCCCGTCTCAATTGAGGTGCATTCATTAATCAGCCCCTATAAAAGAGTAGTTTTGAGTGGTCGCACGCATCGAGCCGCCGTTGGAATCGACCTTATCCACTGCTGCGGAAAAACCTTGAGGCAGCTTCAGTGTAACTTCCAGACGGTTATCGACTTCACTTGCCCGCGGATTCTGAGTTCTTTGGCTAATCGCAGCAATATCTGAAGCATTAAGCGTCGGTGCAGCCGCAGGCTCCGGCGCTTCCGTCCTTGACAGACCGACCATCTCCCTCAGGTTGCCTTTGATGTTGCTCCAAGAAAGCGTGTTCTTAACGCTCTCCCAGCGCTTAACCAGACCGTCCCAAAGTTCCTTAATTTGTTTGGTCGCGTCATCCCAGCCTCTTGTAAAGTTCCCGGGAATATCGGAAAGAGCTTTAGAGAGATTCGGGAAGGAGGCATCAAATTTGGCCAAGATTTCATCCC